GTCGTTCTATTCTATCTATCTGTTGGAAAATTTGATAAGGGACATTAGATGCTGGTTTAGAAACCTGTGTACCTGGAGCTAGATAGTTGACTGCGAATCTACCTTTACGATATTGTCCACTCTCTATCTCTCCAGAAATGTTTGTTTCTGTAAACACTGCATCTTCCATTGCTATTATTGACATCACATTAATCTTTGCCATAGAAGCCATAAGCCCTATGATCTGGTCATACTGTCCTTGCAATCTATCAAAGGCAAATTTCTTACCGATAACAAACGCAGGTCCACTATCAAGTGGATTTGGTATGAAGTCAAGAATAGTAGCAGAAGTCATGTGGAAAATATAAGTACCTTCTAAGTTGTAATACTCTGCTAATAAATCTCCATCACCATTTGAGTTCGCCCAACTACCATTGTACTGGTCAGTATAAGCTGAAGCGTATGCACTACCAACACCCATAAACTCTGTGTTATAAGTATCGTTAGACATAATGGTGTTTGCATATTTTGGATAAGCTCTCGCTAAAGCATCTTTAGGTACTCTACGAATAATAGCCATATCTTTAGGTTGTTGGTCTGCACCAAAGTAACCTGGGAAACAAGTATAAGGGTCACGAAGTTCTGCACAAGGGTAAGGTGTACCATCTGCATCTTTCTTTTCTCTAATAACCCAAACAGCAAAACCATAACCAGGTAGCCATCTACCTACTTGTGGCATTTGTAAATCTAATTTCTGTACCTCATCATAAGCATTAACGATTCTTCCAATCTTTTCAGCTTTCATTCTTGCTCTGTCAGAATCTTTACCATTAGGTACATCTACTTTAAGGTTAGGAATACGACCAATCTTTTGTGCCAAGTGTTCTAAACCTGACATCATAAGGTTAGGTACAGGTACTTGCCAATCTTGGAAACCTTTTAGGTTATCTCCAAGCAGTGCCTGAATACCATCAGGGCCACCATTCATAATGGCACGAATACGACCTCTTGTAGAGTATGCAGCATTGTTATCAAAATGTAACTGTGTTATTGCATATTGTATTTGTTCTGGTGTCATCTTAACTCCAAGGACTTTCGTTCATATCGGTTATATCCCATTCTCCAAAACTTGGTTCATAATCTAATCCTACCTCGGCTAATCTTTCTTTTTGCATTCTTCTTATAACTTTCATTGGAAACCAAGAAGCCATAACAACATCTGACTTATTATTTCTACCAGATTGCCTACTAGCACCAGTAGAAAAATAAATTAGTTGTCTACGATATATATTACTCTTTGTTTCGCTTTCTGCACTACCATAAGGCAAACTTATTAATTCCTCTTTAAATAATTCTCTCATACTTCCTACTCCAAAGATAGGATCAAATTTGTTTTTTTGTGTTTGGTGTCCTTCAAGATAGATACCTGTTCGTGAACAGTAATCTTTTAAATCTTTATCTTGTCGTATAGCTCTCTGAAAACCATTCTCCTCAATAACCCAATGTGATAAGTTATACATCTCGTGCCATTTCTTTATGGTTTCTTTAGCTTGTATTACTCCACCACCTTCTTGATTTTCTATATCTACCATATACATTTTTCCTGTGTCTGTATTAACAGCCCACAAGAAACAAGCTTGGTAACCTGTAGAAGCTGGGTCAAGTCCTGCAATCAAATGTGTTCCTGCTGGTACCTGCCCTATAACTCTGTTTACATCTCTACAAACATCTATTTCTTCTACATCAAACATTGTTATACCATCTACAAATGCTTTGTTAAGATACACCATCTCAAAGATAGCTTTACCACCTGTGGTTTCAGCTGCGTGTAATCTTGACAATAACCATTTGTAACTTCGTTTTCCTGCCCACAACATACAATCTGTATGTAACTCTATATCGTTCTCTGGCAGTACACACTCTGTGCTATGTGCCTCTTCTACGATTGTGGTCATCTCTGGGTTTTCTAAAAGAAAGTTATATAAATCCTCTGGATGCTGTCTTGATCCAATAACTACAATAGCTGTATGTTCCTCTTTACGACTAGAAAGTGTTGTTGTCCACCATTGTCTAGTTTGTTCCCTAGCACTAGGTTGTATCGTAGTTCCGTGGTCCTCAATGTCATCAGCAATAATCAAGTCACAGTCACGAGAGAGAATTTTTCCACCCTTACCGACTGCAACCATTGTTGGTGATTTAATACCTGTTACTGTTCTCGTAGCAGTTGTAAACTGTCCTGATGTCCACGACTTACCTGATCTATTCTTAGGTTTAAATGTTTGTCCTGGTCCACAAAAATCTTCTATAAGTTTTTCGTTATGTTCTAAATGGTCAACTACAGCACCTACTGCATTCTTAGCAATCTCTTCGTTACCACCAACCCACATAATTCGTACATTAGGATTTCTACATATCTGCCATATAGCAAAGTGTGTTAACAAGTCAGTCTTGCCGTGTCGTGGTGGACTTAGTATCATCTGTTCCCCACCTGTATCAATAGCATCTAAAATAGATTGAATCCATCTCTGGTGAAAGTCTGCTGTTTCGTATATATCTCCAGTTTCTGTTTGAAAATACCTATCTCTAAAATCTTCAAATTTCTGTAATGACTCAACTGCTTCTTTTGGCGTTTCCCAATTAGCTGCTGCTTTTAAATTAGATTTATCTATTAAGTATGCTTCGTGCATTTTAGTAACCATAGGATTGCTAATACCTAGCAACTTAGCTACTTCTTGTTTTTGTATAAGTTTCTTTTCAACTGCTTCTGCAAATTGTTTTACATAGTCCTCATAATGCTCACCACGACTTACAGTCATCTGTGATGTGTATTGATCAGCTTTCTTTTGTTTATATTTTTTATGTCTAGCTTTTTGTGAACATTGAGTAGAACAATATTTTTTTCTATTGTCTTTAGCCGTAAACTTTTTTTCACAACCTTTGTTGCTACAAACTTTGCGTTCAGCCATTAACTTTTTTTCTTTTTAGGAAATCCAGCTTTCATATTTGCATAAGCCTTTGGACTAATTGTAGATTTCTTTTTAGACCTACTAGTTCCAGCTTTTTTTCTACGATTTATATTTTCGTACAAACTCATACTATCTCCTTACCAAGCTCTGCACGACCAATATCGTGCAGTTGTTTTATCCTTAGCTGTGCTGCATTTGTGTCTAGCACGAAATGAAGCTCTAGCTGCTGGATTGTTTTTTCTAATCTTCATATTAGGGTCACCAAACATTATTTTCTTGACTTTCCCATTTTTCATTACAAAGACTTTAGACTTCTTACGACCATAGCCAGGCTCACCCTTTTGTATAGGGCTAGGTGAATTTAACTTCACTTTCATACCTCGCCATTCAGCCATTACTTTTTCTTTCTAACTTTATTTTTTTTCATAGCCTTTTTTGGCTTATATCCTTTACCAGGCATTGTATCTCCTATACTATATATTGTATGAGTGATTATATCAAAGGTAGTAAATACCCTAATAGTAAACCCTCTACTTCATATAGTAGTGGAAGAGTCTGCGTTCACAAAGAATGTAACACAGTTATTTCTAAATATAATACATACAGGCACTGCAATAATCATAAACCCAAATCATACCCTAGAATCAAAGGTCGTAATGCTCCTAGTGAATTACAAGAACCTAAGTCGTAAAAAAATTTTTTTATTCAAAGAAACTAGATAAATCGTTTTCGCTGCAAGTAGGACATAATCCGTTATTTAGTTTATCTTCCCAAAAAGGATTGAGGCACTGATCGCAGTCTTGTACTTGTATCTCACTCATAAAAAATACTATACCATACCCTAGAAGAACTAGGGGTTTTTTGGTTAATCACAAACAGGGAAGTGTTTTGATATATTCATTATATACCAATTAAGAAACTAAGTCAATAAACAAAAAGACCTGGATTGCTCCAGATCCTTTTGCCGTACAGTCTGTCCATTTACTGTAATGAAAAATATGAAATCCACAAAAACATTCCATCAATTACACTGTTACACCACATAACTTTGTTTACTTTTTTAAGATGAATCGTTTTCTTTCTTTCATAAAATTGAATCATATCCTCATATGATTACCTGGATTTTCCAGGTACTTGCATATTAGTTAAGTTATGATATTATGACAACAACAAACAAAACATTTCTCTAGCTCTTAGGAAAGATATGTTGGATCAACACTAAAGGGAAAGTGGATTAGCTAGACCATAGTAACTAGGGTTAAAGCCTATTACTTCACATATTTATTTGTTACTATTTTTAGTTCATTCTGGTTTTGGGAGGGAGTGACACAGGGTTAGAACCACAATAAAAGATATTTAACTAGAATTAATATTATGAAATGTATAGAGTGTGAAGAACACTTAAAACAGATTAGAGAAGATGTTTATTACTGTGATTCTGCACCTACTGTATGTACACAATCTACCAAGATCGTGAATATTTCTAAGTAAAAGTTTCCACAGATTTACTGGTGTGTTACGCTACGCTAAGGCACACACAAGATTGATATTTGCATTCTTTTATATTCAAGTACAACGATCTAACACAACATAATACATATTATAGGTCAAGTATTTTAAGGGTTTACTAGTAAAAGTTATAGAAATACAACCATCTAAAACCATATAGAGTATTTTTTTTAGCTTAGTGGGTGGTATGGTTTGAAATGAGAGGGCGACACT